GAACAAGTCGATCTTGGCGATGTACAGACCCAACTGAAAGACATGATCGATGGCTATTCATCGACTGTCATGGCGCTTGATCCTAAAGAGGCAGTGCGACTGCGAGCCTCTCTGGCAACGGCAGGTAGCGCCCTGTACAAAGAAGCGTCTGATCGTTCTTTGCTGATCGCACGCGAACAAAAAGAAGCCCAACTAAATCAAATTATTTCTGAGTCTGGTGCGCTCATAGAGACTGTTCTTGGCAAAGCTGGAACTATCGATCCACAAACTCAAAAGCCAGTTGATGTTGATAAGATTTTAGAAGTTCTTCGTAAGCCGTTTTACGACGCAATTCGCATTACTGGAAACAGCAAGCACATCGATGATTTCAACAAGAAGATCGAAGAGGCCAAGGTTGGCGTGCTGACTGCTGCGGCCATGTCGCCAGATTTTGCGCCGACATCGTCAGACGCAATGGGCAAAATTTCTAGGGGAGACTTTGGCCCGCTGAGCAGCGTCTACAAAAGCCTTCCGCAAAAAGAAAAAGAAGTTGTTATTGACCGGGCAATCAAGTCTTTTTCTAGCATTGAATCCATTCGCAAAATTGATGAGGCAAAAGAAAAAGAAAAACAAAAAGCAGAAGGAAATGTCTTAACGATTGAGTTTATCAACCCGAAGACTACTGCTGTTCGTAAACAAGAAATTGTTAAGCGCCTAGTGATGATTGACCAGATGACACTTGAGCAATCTCAAGCAGCATTGAAGCCAAAGGCTGCTGAACCCAACTCGCGGCTTGAAGTTGATCTGTATCAACAGATCAAGAATGGCCGCATAACTACCATTGGGGAACTGTCTGCGTATGCTGGTCGGCTGTCAAACAGTCAGTATGAAAGCCTTGGTCGATCGGTTGTTGATATCCAGCACCGCAGGGCTGTTGATAAATTGACTCTTGCCGCAGGCATTACAGACAACATGATAAATCCTGGCTTAGAAAAAACAAATCAAAAAGCAGGATACATGAAAGAGTTTCAGAGATTTCTGTCAACTAAAGTAAAGAACGAGCAAGGCGTTGAAGTTTATCTTGATCCTGACGCTGCGGCTGAAAAGGCAATAACATCTTATTCAACTAATCAAACGGTTAAAGACAAAACAGTTTTTAGGGAAAACGCGAGGAAAGCAATTGAAGCAGCGTTAAAAGCAAAAAACATTCAAATGCCTGAAGTGCCTGTTGAGCAGATTGATTTGAGTAAATTCCCTTCGTTAACTGTTAAAGACAGAGAGGCAATTCAGGTTCAAATTAAAAAATTCAAAGACAACCTCTAAGGACGCCCATGATTGAAAAAGAACTTAGAGCAAACTGGGACAGTCTGTTCTACCCGCAACCTGAAAATGAAGTTGATGGCGAAACATTTGCCGAAGAGGTTCAGCCGGTAGATCCTCCTGTGTTAAACCCGCCCACTATGCGTCCTGGTGATGTGCTAGTCGCAGAGGTTGGCTCGCGTGGACTGCCTGAGCAAGCGTTTACCGGGCGCTACCCAGATACGATCACCGCCATTGATCCGACAATGCGCGAGAAGATTTCGTCTTTCTTGCAAGCTGGATTTGAGAATGCGGGTATGGATCGCGCACGGGCACGCAAGCAAGCTCAAACATTAATCGGTGGAGCAAGTAGCAACCTGCCTCTCGATATTGGTCTTGCTGATATTCTTGCCGCCATTTTCCCGCCAGCTACTCTTGCTATGAGTCCTTTGTATGTGCAAGAAGGGGCTAGAGCTGTCGAGCGTGGCGTAGAGGCTGGCAAGCAGGGCAACATTGGCGAGGCTGCTTTGGAGATTGGAGCCGGCGCGGTAGACGTAATTCCTGGGGTTGCTGGCGGAATAAAAGCAGTAAAAAAGGTTGCGAAAAAGATTAAAAGCAGTACAATGCCGGAATCCACTGAGGAGCCGAAGTAATGGCTGTACGTCCACTTGATCAGCGTCTGGATCAGCTGAACCAGGACGTAGCCGATCTAGATCAACGCATTGATCTGGCAACGGCATCCTCTGAGAGTCCGGCTGAGGTCGCGACTATTCCTGAGATCCCGCCCGAAATAAAAATGGGTGACGGCGTCCAGATCGCCGGCGGTGGGTCTAAGGTAATTGGGGAAGTGCTGCGCCGCATGAAAGGGCAGGACATTCGTCCTCAGCCGGCACCGCTAACTCCTGCTGCTCAAGCTGCTCAGAACGTCAACGAAGTTGAAAAAGCCGCTGTCCAAACTGGCGTTGGTACGCCTGTGGAAGCTCGCATTGCTGGACGCATTGAAGAGATAAAGCCCGTCACGCCAAGCCCTGCTCAAGTCGTAGCCGAGAAACCCGGCATGGCTGCTCGCACTGCTGAGACCCCGCCACAAGCCGCATTCAATATGCCGCGAATGGAAACGGAAGAATCCGTCAAGCAGACCATGATGGTGCTTGCCGAACGTGTCTCGACTAAGACTGGTACGTTTGAGGACTGGAAGGCTGCTGCTGATGCTGCTGGCTTTGGAGCTAAGTTTGTTGATGACTTGACTAGCGGCAAGTTGGCTGTCTCGCCTGAGAACGTGATTCTGGCCAGCAAGGCACAAGTTGGGGTGATGGAGCATTTGGACGGGCTGTTGGCCAAAGTTGCTGATGGCAGCGCAACTCCGACAGAGCTGGCCGAGGCTACTCAAGCTGTCGCGTTCAGCAACCTGATCCAGCAAAGCGTCAAAGGTTACCAGACCAACATTGCTCAGTCGCTGGCTGTGATGCGTATGCCGCGCGCCAGCGGCGCTGAAGTCGTCCAGATTCTGGAACAGTTCGGAAACCAGACAGACATCGTCAAATTCGCGCAAGCCTATCGTGATGTCAAAACGCCTGAGGGCAAGGCTGATCTTATCCGCAGCATGGCGCAAGGCAACGTATGGGAGAAGATGTTCACGGTTTATGTGAACAGCATCTTGTCCCGCCCTGGGACTCATGTGAAGAACTTCTTGTCCAACACATTGTTCTTGCCTTATCGTTTGACTGAACGTGCCGTGGCTGCTGGAGTTGGCACATTGCGGAAGTCAGTTGGCATTGGCTCTGATGATATCTATGAGTTCGCAGAAGTTCCTGCAATACTAAGTGCTACGCCTATTGCTGTCCGTAACGGTTGGCAATTGATGAGCCATGCATTTACAAATGGTGTTCCTAAAGGCTGGACTGATCCTGGAAAGATTGCCCGTCAACAAGCTCGGCTTGAGTTGTTTAACTACAAAGCTGACGGATCTCTTTTGAGTAGTTCATTGAAAGCCATGAATTTTGTGGTGACCTTGCCTGGTCGAACATTAATGGCTTCTGATGAGTTTTTCAAAGGCATCAACTACACAAACGAATTGGTGGCCGAGGCTACGCGAACTGGCATCGTTTCTTATGATGCGGCATTAAAGGCTGGCAAGACAATCGCAGACGCAGATGCTATCCAGAAAGCCGCTGTTGATCAATTCTTACTTGAGCCGCCTGCATATATTTCTCAGCTTGCTGAAGTCGGCACGTTCACGCAGAAACTAGAAGGCCGCATTGGCCAGTTCCAGACTGCAACTACGCCTAACACGCCGGCTGCTTTTGCTCTTCGCACGCAGATCCCGTTCATCTCGACGCCTGTTAACGTGATGTCTGAGGCATTGCAACGCACTCCGCTTGCACCGCTGACTTCATCTTTTAGGCAAGCCATTGCCAAAGGCGGCAAAGAAACTGACATGGCCATGACCAAAGTTGGCCTTGGTTCTGCTGCTCTGTACGGATTTAGCGAGTTTGCAACTAGTGGGCTGGTAACGGGATCTGGCCCTGGAGAAAAAGGCACCCGTGAAGCCATGATCCGTCAGGGCTGGCAGCCGTACAGTTTTGTGCTGGACTTCGATGAGAAGGACGAAGGCTTCCGTCAGGCGCTGTCTGCATTCCCTGGCAATGTTCGGTTTGGCTCTGGGGACTACTCTGGAAAAGTGTATCTCAGTTACCAAGGCATGGAGCCTATTGGCGCTCTGTTGGCAATGTCAGCCGACTACATTGATTATGCCCGCTATGAACAGGATGACAGTCGCCTAAATGCCTATGTCGGTGGTGCTGTATTCGGCATCGGCAACTACATGCTAGAAAACCCGTTCTTGCAAGGTGTCGCCAATATCACCACGCTTCTTGGCGGCAACAACCCAAATAGTCGTCAGCAACTAATCAAGATTGTCAACGGACTGGCCGAATTTGCCACTACTACGGTTGTCAAATCTTTTCAGCCTTTGACCGGAGCGACTGCTTCTGTTGCCCAGCAAATTGATCCTTTGCGTCGCGACTACCAAATGAACCCAGGCGCTCCTGCTGGATTAAAAGGCGTGTTGGATGCGCTCAATAAACACAAAGCCAATACGCCTGGACTGTCAGAGGGATTGCCGCCCTTGCTCAATATCTGGTCTGAGCCGATTGAGCATGAGTACACATGGTCGCCGCTTCGGATGCGCGAGGGCAAGCAGCGCGAGGTTGACCAAGCCCTGATCCAGCTCAATGCCAACATTGCTATGCCGGCTCGAAAGGTCAGCATGCCTGTTGAGGTTGACCGAGAGAAGGTCACTACTGATACCAGCTTGACTGCCGAGGAATACAACCAGCTTTTGAAGATCGCCAATGGCCCGCTCAAGCTGGAAGACCGCGTCATGGATGCTGTCAAGCTGATCCAGGCTGGCAAAGGTGGAACGAGCGTGTACACAAACCAGAACGTGGTAAGCAAAGTCTTTGGCGATGTGTTTGAAGTCGCCCGTAAAATGCTGCTGGAAGACCCGGATTACGGCCCAGCAATCAAAGAGCGAATCACTGAAAAAGCGAACAGACTTGCCGAGTTTGGCAAAGGAGCTAGATAAATGACGTACCCGATTTCTGACGTTTCTCGCCGAGTCGTCTACTCTGGCTCGGCTGGTGTGGGGCCATACAACTTCACGTTTGAGATCCTGACTCAGACTGACATTGCTGTCTACAAGAACAGCACGCTTCAGACCCTTACGACGAACTACACCGTCACCATCAACGCAAACGGCACTGGCAGCATCACGCTGGTATCTGCTGCAACTGGTAGCGATAAGATCACCATCGTCGGTGATCGCGGCATCCAGCGCACCACGGACTTCGTGACGGGTGGTGATTTGTTCGCCAACACGCTGAACCAGGAACTGGATGCGCTGACGATCTATTCGCAGCAGGTGGATGAGAAGGCTGAGCGTGGTCTGAAAGCTCCGGTGACGGATCCGACTGACATCAATATGACGCTGCCTGTCAAGGCTTCGCGCCTTGGCAAAGTGCTGTCGTTCGATGCAACAACTGGTGACCCGATTGCTTCGATTACTGCCAATGAGGTTTCCAACGCCCAGACTTATGCAACCAATGCGGCCACCAGCGCCACTGCTGCCGCATCCAGCGCAAGCTCGGCATCCAGCTCTGCATCTGCTGCAAGTGCGTCTGCCAGCACAGCCTCGACTCAGGCCAGCAATGCATCGACCAGCGCCAGCTCGGCCAGCACCAGTGCAAGCAATGCCAGCACTTCTGCAAGCAATGCATCAAGCTCGGCCAGCTCTGCATCAACCAGCGCCAGCAATGCATCAAGCTCTGCTTCTGCTGCAAGTACATCTGCCACCAATGCTGCGGCGTCGGCCAGCAGTGCGGCATCAGCACAAAGCGCGGCAGAGGCTGCAAGGGATTCTGCTCTTGCTGCTTATGACAACTTTGATGATCGCTACCTGGGGGCCAAGACAAGTGACCCAACGCTAGATAACGACGGTAATGCGCTGGTCGCTGGCGCGTTGTACTTCAACAGCGTGTCTGGAGTAATGAAGCTGTACACCGGCTCTGCCTGGGTCGCGGCTTATGTGTCTGGTGCTGGGTTTGTAGCGCAGTCATCCTCGACTGGCTCTGCCTATATGCCAGCGGGCACAACTGCTGAACGAGATGGCACACCCAGTGCTGGCTACTTGCGGTTCAACAGCACTATCGTAAAGTTTGAGGGCTACAACGGCAGCGCTTGGGGTACGGTTGGTGGTGGTGCAACGGGTGGTGGTAGTGATGCTGTGTTCATTGAGAACGATCAGACCGTGACGGCCAACTACACGATTACCACAAACAAAAACGCAGGCACTTTTGGGCCAGTCACGATTAACAGCGGCATCACCGTTACCGTGCCCAGCGGCTCGGTGTGGTCGGTAATTTAAAGGGAACGATATGGCTGTAACAATTAACGGAAGCACAGGCATCGCAGGCGTCGATGGAAGCGCCGGGACGCCTGCTGTCCAGGGCGCGGACGCCAACACCGGGATGTTCTTCCCTGCGGCTGACACCATTGCTTT